AGACACCAGATATTTATATTGGTACTTACACAGATTATTTACAGGATAACAGCACGGATCCAGCTGCCTATACCTGGGCGAAATTTCGCGGGGATGATGGACGGCCCGGAAAGAATGGATATACCTGGATTAAATACGCTTCTATGCCAAACGGCGAAGATATGTCAGATAACCCAGATACTGTTCCATGGATTGATACAGATGGGAATACAATATGTGATACTGTAGGAAATCCAATCTATCTGGAGCCAGAATATGTTGCGTATATCGGAATTGCAAATAATAAGGAAACGCCAACGGAAAGTGATGATCCGGCTGATTATACATGGACCCGATACAAAGGTGCTGATGGGGAAAACGGTTCTGATGGCAAGGATGGAGCAGACGGAAAAGATGGAAAAACAAGTTATACACACATTGCCTATGCGAATTCTGCGGATGGAAAAACAGATTTCTCTGTGTCGGACAGTAATCGTGAGTATATCGGTATGTATGCGGATTTTACCGAGCAAGATAGTACTAATCCAGATGATTACGCGTGGACACTTGTAAAAGGCGCGAATGGCGCACAAGGTATCCCTGGAAAAGCAGGTGCGGACGGAAAGACGCCATATTTCCACATAGCTTATGCGAACAGTGCTGACGGAAAAACTGGCTTTGATGTAGTTGTCAGTGCCGGAAAGCAGTATATTGGCCAATATACTGATTACGACACGCCGGATGATTCCATCGACCCGACAAAATATAGATGGACAAAGATAAAGGGTGAACAGGGCGAAAAAGGAGAACAGGGTGTACCTGGCAGGACATATTTTATCGAGCTTTCATCCAATATCCTAAAACGAGGTCAGAATGACAAGGTTGTACCAAGTACAATTACGGCAAAAGCTTATTATCGAGATGGTGACAGTGCTACAAGAACGGCATATTCTGGTAGATGGTATGTGCAGACTTCCACGGATGGCTCTACATTTACAAACGTATTGGTTTCAACTGTAAATGAGCCGAGTAAAAGTTATACTGTTAGCTCACTGGATAGAAGCATTGTGTCTGTTAGATTTATCCTGTATGCAGCAGATGGAACTACAAATCAGCTGGATATGCAATCTGTCCCTGTAGTGATAGATGTGGACGCACTTACCCACGAAGAGATATTTAATCTTCTTACAAATAATGGTTCCATGAAAGGAATTTATAAAGAGGGCAACCAGTTATATATTTCGTTCACTTATGCGAAGGGCGGAACGTTAAAGCTTGGCGGTCCAAATAATGGATATGGCACCTTTGAGGTGTACGACGCGAATGGAAATATAATAGCTCAAATAGATAACTCGGTTGGCTTTAAAAACTTCAAGGGAAAAGAGTGGTTCCAGATAAACGAATCCGTAGCTACGGCTGGTTACGATTCCTCCCTTGTTCATGGACTTCTTGATTTATCCGCGCAATACTCTGATGGATATTGGACTGTTTTGGAGAGTAAACAAGCTGGTCTTCTTTTAAAAACAGTATCTAGGATGAAAGTTGAGACAACCGGAAGCAGTTCTCTGACTCTCAATGTGCCAGAAATGCCTAAGCTTATAACCGGTAGTAACTTGGGGAAAAATAATAATGGAGATGTCGGAACAATTGCGTCATCCTCTATGCATTATAAAGTACTCGGGAAAACCGTAAAAGAAGACGAACTAGAAGACCTATATAGAGTCAAGGTAATCTGGGCAAAATACAAAGACGGATATCTTATGGAGCAAGACGAACGGTGCGGTAAAGAAATGCCAATGTTTATCGCGGAGGATATTGACCGAAGATTTCCAATCGCTGTCGATCATAACGAAAAAGGACATGCTGAAAACTGGAACTATCGTATTATGATTCCCTGTATGTTCGCAATGCTGAAAAATGAGCATGAGAAAGTCAAAAATCTGCAATCCGAGCTTAATTCCGTGAAAGCGGAATTGAATGAATTAAAGCAACTTATCAAACAACATATTTCAATGGAGGTATAAAACTATGGCTAATAATACTTGGAAAAATTACACACAAAAAGATACAACTTTATTGGATAATGATGAAGTTATGCTGTTGGATTCCACTGACGAAAAGAACAAACGCGGACTGATGAGCAAGTTTTGGGATTATGTCGTTGATAAAATGTCAACGGCTGTTATCAGTAAATTGGAAACTAAAAACAAGACAGTTATTGGGGCGCTTAACTATTTAAATGGCAATCACGTAACCATAGTTAAGGAAGTGAAAATAACTACAACTGAAAAACTCTCATATACTGGCGCAGAAATAACTATAAAAGAAAACCAAATTGCATTACTTTGTTTTACAAATAATTGGAACGATGTCAAACCAGATGCAATGCAAATTTCAACTTCCAAAACGGAGCTTTCTGTTTCAAACATAATTAGTCCAGAAATCACTAATTATCCTATTAGATACAGTATTATATTTAGTCCTAAAATTGAAACAACCTTATATGCTTGGACCAGACACACTGGTGAAAATATGAATGGAATAGTAAAAATTGAAGGAATAATTTTTGATTTATAATTTTATTCCCACTTGCCATTAATGCGTTTTAGCTGAACAAGATCGGTTCCATATGAATGAATTAAAAAAGAAGCATATTGATTTTCTAGAATTGTAAAACCGATATATTGAGCTCTTGTTCCGCATTGTATAAATCCAAAATAGACAATATCGCTACTTGATTGAAATTTTTCTATGTTATTTTTTAAAGTTTCTACTGGTTTTCCCATTGTTTCGGCGGTGTCATCTTCTATATCAAGCTTGCGCAATGAGTTGCCATATAAATAGTTAGCGAAAAACAAATAAAATTGCAAAAACTCTATTCACAAAAGATAATACATGATATAATCAGTATATCACAACAACAAAAAGGGAGCTGAGTTCCCGACTACCAATCAAAAAACTCAGCTCCAAGCACCACAAAGGGTACAGCTATATTATATAAAAATGTGGGGCTGAAATTCACAATTGCTCGCTGTATCATGTACTTATCAACATGAAAGGAATGATATAATGAGCAAATTACAGGAATTTTTAAGCCTTGGTTATTATTACGCATCCAACGGCGGGTACCTTGAAAAGAAAAGTAATGCCTATCTGGATGATTTTAAAAAGAATGCCGGATATAATAATTACACTAGATTTGCCCGTGATGTAAACTCATGGGGACAGCCAGGATGCCAGGGGCAGCCTTGGTGTGCAGAGTACCAGTTTTGGAAATTAGTAAAAATCCTTGGAATCACAAAATCATTGCAGATTATGGGCGGAGGATTTTATAACTGTGTATCTATCACTAATCATGCTAAAGCAAACGGAACTTGGCGCAGCACGCCAAAAGTCGGCGCACTTGTAATCTTTCGCAATGGTTCTCATGTTGGAAGCGTGCAGAGGTTTGATAGCTCAAGAATCTATACAAACGAAGGAAATACTTCTAGTGTAGCTGGCGTGGTGGCGAATGGTGGGGCAGTCCGTAACAAGTCCTATATAATCAATGATTCTTCCATTGACGGATATGTTTGGATTGACTGGGAGTCCTACGAAGATACTGCCACATGGAAAAAAACAGGAACCAGAGTGGCGACTGTGAATGATCTGTATGTCCGTGAAACACCTAATGGTTACGTTATGGGTTCAATCAATAAAGGAACCGTTGTTGAAATTGATGGAAAAGTAAGTGGAAAATGGACGCATGTAAAAGTTTCCGGTATCGGAATTGGCTGGATCTGGACTGGATATCTGGCAAAGGAGGGTGGCTCCACATCCGCTACCATTACAGGAAAACAGGATAAGACACAGGTGCTTTTCAAGGGGAATGTAACCGCCACTGTGCTTAATGTGCGTACATGGGCTGGAACTGAGTACCCGAACATCAAAAAATACCCAACTCTTAACCAGGGCAACGAAGTAGAAGTTATGAATTATACACAGAAAGATAAAAACGGCAGCAAATGGTATTATATCCGTATTGCAGGAAAGTATTATGGCTTTGTATCTGCAAAATATATTAAAAAGCAGTAAAAATATCCCGGGGGAATTAGCCCCGGGAATTTCTTTTTTAATTACTGATAACATCAATGAGCCAGTTCGTCAGCACATAGAAGATATCATTAATTATTCTTCTGAATTTTCGGGAAAATGTCGAGCTGGAAACCAATCTCGTTGCCCTTCCCATAAGCATTTTTGGTATCTTTTGAGTAGACAACCTTTTCAATCAAACTTTTAAGCATTTTATTCTTGGATTCTGTGTCAAGGCTCCAATAATTATCAAGCAACTCTTCGCAACGCGGGATAAAATCTGACTGTTGTTTTATAATATTCTCGTCATGTTTGATTTCTTCTTTTAATTTTTCTATAGTGTCGGAGCATGACTGGATAGATGCGGATATTGTTTTGGCACGTTCAAGAAAAACCTCAGTGGTATAGATACCCTGTTCGAGTAGGTCATATTGTTTTGCTTTTTGGGCGTTTAAACTTTCCAGCTCGTTTTCTTTTTCATGTATGAGATTTTGTTTAGAAATTATTGTTAAATCAATAGCATTTGAAGATGCATTAATATCATTGTTTAACTTATATTCCTCCACAATCTCTCTAATTCCATCAATCACAGATTTTTCAACCAGAGGCAACTTGCTGCTTACTGTAGAGCAAGATGTGTATGGACACATGAGAGTATCTTCCTGGCCACTTTTCTGATAAGGGCGGCGAACCATGGCGCGACCACATTTGCTGCAATAGACAATTCCGGCAAGTGGATTACGAATCGAGTTTGCTATACTAACTGGGCGAGGCGGGTTCTTTTTTCGTATTTCCTGGACGGAATTATACAGATCTTCTGATATAACAGCCGGATGTAATCCATTACAAATAAGAGTATCTTTTGATCGAGGGCGTGTCTTAATTACTTGACCATTCTGTATAGTCTTCACTGTTTTTCTCCCATTCCATCGTATTTTTCCGATGTATACCGGATTTGTCAGAATTCCCTGTATACTGGCAGGAGTCCAGTCACCGCCCAGTGCAGATTCTATTCCCATTTCATTTAATTTCCGTGCAATCTTCGCAACTCCGATTTGTTCGCAGCCATCACCGGAATACCAGGTGTAGATCATTTTTACAATCTCAGCTTGAGTCGGAACAGGTCGGAGAGTATAGCCTTTTTCTTTTTCGAGTTTTACTCTCTCGTATCCGTAAGGTGGCTTGTTACCACAGTATTTCCCTTCTTTTACTGATGAGATCCTTCCGGCATTCAGTCGGCGCTTGATGGTTTTATACTCTCTGCGGCTCATAAATAGCCCAAACTCAAAATATTCTTCATCAAATTCATTGTTTGGATCATATATTTTTGTGGGGGTAATAATTTTCGTGTCAGAATACTGGAAAGCCCTTGACACAACACCTTGGTCGATGGTGTCACCTCTGGCAAGACGTTCTACTTCCACAACCAGAACGCCATCCCACATACCAGATTCTACCTCGTGGAGAAGTTGCTGCATGACAGGACGGTCGGCGATAGTTTCCCCAGATACCACTTCGCGGTAAATTGCGCCTACAATGTACTCTTTTTTCTTTGCAAGATCTAACAGGATCCGTTCATGTCTGGCGAGGGTTTCACCCTCTCCATGTGCCTCAGCTTCCCGATCGGCTCTGGATTTCCTTAAATAGATGCATACTGATTCGTTCATTTTATCATTCTCCTTTTTTACTTGTGTGATAATCCAGGAGATGATATAATTATGGTGTAGGTAAGATTTTCTCCGGATTATCTTATTTATTAAAACCGGTTCCTGTTGGTCGCAGGAGCCGGCTTTTTTATTATTTATTCTATTTCATCAATATCAAGAGAATATCCAAAGACTTCTCCAACATCTGTACATTTTCCTTTTAATGTCACTGTATCGCCTTTTGTAAGAGAGGATATTTTTGCCTTCTGATCATCATTTTTGATGTAACACTGAACGCCAATGATTTCGAAATCACCATCAGCCATAAGATTAATATATTTTCCAGCCGCATCAATGTTTGTAAGTTTTCCAGTAATTTCAAGATATTTATCTTTGTATTTATCAGACGCTCCCATGGCATTGTTATCAAGATCTGCCATCATATCATTAACTGATACGGAAGTGTATTCTTTTGGTATATCTTCTTTTTTACTTGATGTAGAATTTGTAGATTTCGTACTGGAATTACTATTACTTCCGCCTGTCACCGCACCTATAGCACAAAGGATGATAAGGGTAAGCAGAATCCACTTAAACTTTCCACCTTTTAATTTCTTCCGGCACTGCGGACACACTTTAGCGTCTGCCGGAATCTCTGTTTTGCAATATTTGCACTTTTTGGTCTTTTCCATAGAAAATCCTCCTCATATGGTTTATTTTTGTATCAATTTTACAACAAAACACGATAAAACACAATAGAATAGAATAATTCGACATAAATTGAAAGAAAAATAATGCTTGACTTTTGGGCGTACATAATATATTATTTATGCGAGGACAAAAATTGGAGGTGAATAAAATGTCCCCTAGAACTGGAAGACCACCGATTAACGATGTTTCCAGGACTGAAAAACTTAATATAAGACTGACAAAAAAAGAAAAAGACCGCATTGATAAATGCGCAGAAGTCCTTGGAATTTCCAGAACTGATACCATAATGAAAGGTATTGGATTAGTGGAAAAAGAAATCGGCGAGTAAAAAAAGAAATGGAGCAACCGCACCAGCAAAGTGAAATGGTTGCTCCTACCTCCAAATGGAGATATTCAAATTATAGCACTGAGTATCTTTATTTGGCAACCACAAACATGAAAAACGGAGGGCTAAATATGTTAGATACTATTTTGAATAAAACAATTGATGAAACAGATAAAACGCCTATTGAAATCGCACTTGGCATTGATGAGAATGGATACACCACGGCAAGGGCTTTGTATGATTTTCTTGATATGCCGAAACAAAATTTTGCTAGATGGGCTAAAAAGAATATTGAAGAAAACGAATATTTTGAAGAAAATGTTGACTGGTGGGGGTTCTTCACAATGAAGAACGGTAATGAATGCAAAGATTACCGTCTCACCACGGACTTTGCAAAGCACCTTTCAATGGAAAGCCATTCTGCCAAAGGGAAGATTGCGCGCCAGTATTTCCTCAAAGTCGAAACCAAGCTGAAAGAAGCCGTAAAACAGAGTATCGCACCCATGACGCCACTTGAACAGCTCCAATTACAAGCTCAGGCAATCTTGCAGGTAAATGAAAAGGTTGACGTCCTGGATAAGAAACTGGAACGCCTGGAACTTGATCTCCCGATTCTGCCAATTGAAGCCGACCGTATTACAGAAGCAGTCCGCAAACGTGGAGTGGACATCCTGGGCGGAAAAGGCTCGAACGCATACCAGGACAGGTCTATGCGGCAGAGAGTGTATAGTAACATCTACACTGATCTGAAATCAAACTTCCGTGTGCGCTCTTACAAGTCAATCAAGCGAAACCAGTGTGACTCTGCTTTGAACGTGATCGCACGATATGACGCACCCCTGTATCTCCAGGACGAAATCCATATGATAAACGGACAGCGCTCAATCTGGGACGACTGAACGAAAAAAGTAGAATTTTCTCGATTTTCGTCAAATACAACATTAATGTAAGAAAATTTGTGCAAGATTGCGATATTGTATAATTGTTATATTGAGAGTATAATATAAACTAATTTGGGAGGAATTTTATGAAAGGAATAAAAAAGCTGGTTATATTTTTTCTGTTTGGGATAATGCTCACATTTCTTGTTCATGCGCCGCTATGTGAGAGCATTGATCCGACAGATTCCGAAGTTATTATTAAGACAAGTGCCAATAATCAACACATAATACATAATTATACACAGGCGGTTGTATCTGAAGCAGAGCAGCAACCATTTGTTGCGAATAAAAGCAATAATATTTCCGCGGAATGTACATGCCATTTCTTTTTCAATCGTTCAAAGCAAAGGGAGGGCGCACTGTTTAAGCAGAGGGCGAGAAGTATGATCCAGTCCGTTCTATATCACTGAGAAGAGGGTATAATGAAATAAAAGAGAACAAATGTTCTTATTGTGCGATATTGGGAGGGACGGATATATGGATTACAAAAAGGAAATTATTGAGATGATAGAAAAAATGGAAAGTATAAGGTTCTTGGCAATGATTTATAGTTTTGCGCATACTCTTTTTGAGAAAGAAAAGAAGCAGGGAAATTAATCCCTGCTTTTTCTATTTGGTAAATCTTTCAATGAACTTCCAGAATAATTCTTTATCTTCTGCTGATAATTGATAATATTTCGTAATAGCTTCTCTGGCCTTAATATCATCTGCTGCTATGTTAGCACATATAGAAGAAAAATCTTTATCTGCCTTAAGTTCTTTGGGTAGTTCTCCTTTACGAATCCAATTTTCGTTAATCTCAAATGCGCGACAAATATCTTTTATAGCACTGTCACTAGGATTAGCATTGTTATCATTCAAAAGTTTCCATACATATTGTGGAGTTTTGGCGATTGCCTTTCCTATTTCCGTTTGGGATTTTTGACTTTCTAACAATACTTCTCGGATTCTAGCAAGAACATCTGTCATTTCCTCACCTCCCAATATGATAGTACACCTATAAGTAAAAAAAGTCAATAATAATTTAAACTGAGTTTAAAAACATGCTTGACAATTAAACTGAGTTGTAGTAAGATTAAACCAAGTTAAAACAAGGAGGTGAAAACAGTTGAGCAGATATAAAAAAGAAACCGATGAAGCCATAAGAAGACTCAGTGAGCGTTTCTGGGATTTACAGGACCAGACCAACAAAATAAAGGAAGCTGTTCTGACAGGAGAAAAAGGCGATTTGAAAATGCCAGAGAAAAGAGAGTTAGAACCTGGTGAGCCGATTCCTTTTGGCGGAACGGTAGATGTGGACTGTATCTTTCCAAAAGAGCCGTGTGAGCAGGTAGATGTTGAATTTTCGGTAAAGGAATTATTACAAATGTATACACATTATGTAGATTCGCTATCTACCGACACACACGTTTTAGCAGTTATTTCAATAATTGCTCTAATAATTTCAATAGTGGCTCTGATTGTATAGAGATTGAGAAAAGCCCAGTAATCAGCGCAATGATGGACAGAACAGTTGTTATCCAGAATCGAGAAATATCTTGGAAATACACTTTTATAGCAACTTCCCCCTCTTGGGTGATTTCATATTCGTGTTTTTCATCTCTTGAACGCCTTAGATATTTTTTCTCGAAAAGATATCTTGCGGCGTCTGCTTCACGCGGTCCATCAGTGCTAAAGCCTTTATTCCGTAGAGCCTTTTTCAATATTTTACACTGAAATTTGGTAATCACATCAACACCTCCCTCTACTGGGAGTATACCACAAGAAAGGAGTGAGTGCATGACTATATTAGAAAGAACTGATATTGAAGATGGAAAACGTATTGTTGATATCTTTACAACTTTATCAGAGGAAAACAAGAATATGGCAATCGTTTATCTTTCTGCATTGAGAGATAAGGAGATTGCGGATTCTTATAGGGCACAGAAAGAAAGCTCATAAGTTTCTTGAACCAAAGTTGCCAGAAGTTAAGTAGAAAGGAGTGTATGAAGATGGAAGGAAAATCAATCGCCGGACTTACAGACTATGCTTTAGAGATGCTTGGATATGATAAAGAAAAGATTCTCAGGGCAGTAGAAAATTGCGTAATGGCAATGGGAGAATTGACAATCGCAGAAAGCAAAGTTGCCCGTAAGCATCTGGACTCTGTTATGGAAGAAATGTATAAGCGGAGTCAAGACACCTTAATAAATACTATTCAGCCTCGTTTATAATCTTATTTTCATGAACGACAAAATTATAAGCATAGTTATAGGCTTGTACATACTGGTTGGACAGTGACAGTACATCAGAAGAATTAACTTCATCTTCGCTGTTTAATTTATTAACTTGTGCAGTTACTTGGATATAAGCTAAAGCAATATTGTGTGCTGCCAGTTCTGGATTGATAGTACGGATTTCTGAAAGTTCACTGTAACTTAAACCAAAATTATCGGGCATAGCAAATTCCTCCTTTCCAAAGGAGAGTATAACACGAAATTTTATCAGCAGAAAGGAGAAAGGCGTGAAAAAATCAACCAGGAAAAAGATCCGTTCTCTTGAAAAGAGAATATCAGATATTGAGTCACAACTTCAATGTCCGCAAGCTACTTTTACATGTCAATTGGTTACTCCAAACGACATTTTAGCCCAGATTCTTCAAGAGAGTCAATATCAAGATCATAAATATGAGCTTCGAGCTAATCTGAATGGCAAGACATTATTCGAGAAGAAGACGGAAAGTTTTTTCTTAGAATAATCTGGAGCAAGAATCAGATAAGAAAGAAACTGCAACTTCACAGTAATTAAAGAGGAGGAAGAAAATGAAGAAATTTGAATTAACATCAGAAACCAAAATTAACATTTTCGGAAAGAAACTTTTCCGAATCAAGGCGCTCGTTTCATTTGGAGTTGTAAAAACTGGAGAAACTGGCGGATGGGTAGAAAAAGAAGAAAATGTAAACCAGTCCGGCGATGCATGGGTGTTCGGC